CGCTTATGATTGCGCCAATAAGCCTCCCTCCAAACCCAGATGACATATCCCATACAACACTCTCGCTTTCGCAGTAATGATTATATATTCCTGCGGCAGCAGATGGTCTAAAATTACTCACTCGTTGAACACCAGAGAATGTTCTTAACGCTTTTCTCAAGTTAGAATCAGACATATATCCATTCTCACCAACCCTACCTCCCCATTTAATTCTGCTTTTGATTGCAGAAATAAACATTTGATCATCATTCCAAACATCCATTGGTGTCCTCATTTTGCGTGTTCTAATTTCCCAATGATGAGGAAAATAAGACCAGCACAAACCCATACAATGAAGGGTTTGATTTATGTATTTTCCTTCCTCTATTATATTGGAGATGTTATATTTTTTTAATTTATTAAAATCCGTTACCATCTCATCTTTCGTCAAGTTGTAATGCGGGAATCCCCTTTTTTTGGCGTAATTAAAAACAGACAATGCGATTTGATCTTCATTTCTTGGGTTAAACTCCTGACAAAATAAATTCATCTGTTTCATTTTAGTATCCCCTGTTGTTTGTCGCTTGTTCCTGTTGTTGGTTGGCAACCCAACTGGCCTTGAATCCTTGCCATCCCCTGCTTACGCATTCGGTGATTGCGATTGGTGTGTTTTTCATTTAATTAAGAAGGCTGGAGTGTTTTCACCGACATATGCGCCTTGAACATTAAACTCAAAATATTCTTCTGCTTCCTCGCTTGTCATATCTTTCATTAAGATTTCTATGCACTTCTTTCTGTCGTATACTGCAAACGCAGTTGTGAATTGGTAAGCTACACCAATGAATGCTGACTCAAATCCATCTGCCAAGATGACTGGTTCATCTTCTCCAACCAATTCGGTTATTTTTTTATTTATGTTTTTCATGTATGTATATTTTTTAGAACCATTCCAAAATTATTGATTCCAGAATAATTGTATCCTTGTTTTCTTACAAGTTTGTTTCTTTTAAAAATGCGATAGTTGACATGATGATGCCATCGACCATATTTTTTCGTTACTCTTACGCAGTCAGGGTGCTGCTCAACTAGTGATTCAGCAAACGACAACCTTTCTGTGCCATCGTTGTAAATCGAATCTGTGTTGCCGCCTTTCATTGTCATTGTTTGGGTTTTCTGCTGCGTAAAGGCAAGGAATAAGACTGTTGAATATCCTGCCTTCAGAACGCGAATAGACAGGTCTGTGTCTTCATTAAATTTACCTCTCCACCTAAATGGAATATCATTCTTTATAAGAATTGTGCTATAAATTCTTGTATTTAATCTAAATGCGGGCCAATTACATCTAGATTTGCAGAAGAAGTCATATTCAGGCCCAGCAAGAGCAATGTTTTCGTAACGATCAACAAAATCCTCCATAGCATGAAAATATGCTGGTGAGTTGCACCTATGCTGGTAGTTATTATTCATCCTGTTAAACTGCTCGATATTGTCATCCAATATCCAGTGCCTATCATGTCCAAGTGAGATGCTATGCTCCCAAACGAAATTCCTTGCTGGTATTGATCCTTGACCTAAATTATTAAATGGTAATATTATAATAGAATCTTCAGGTATAACCTTCTTGTATTCATTTATCTCATCTGGTTCAATTACTACATTAAATTTACATCCCATTCTTATTAATGATTTTGTAGTCAGAATACAATCATGCCTACCTTTACTGATAACATAAATTGGATATTTAAACATAATGGTGACCTGATGCTATTCTATGAGGCATTTCTGGATACCATACTGAAGGTTGTTTTGGGCCAATTTTTTGTTTTAATAATTCAACAAACCCTTTGAAATCTTCATCGTTCCTAAAGTGAACTATTATTTTTCTGTGAGATGTTAGGTCATCCATCGTAAACTCTGGCATTCCATTCCATTCCAATTCCCAGTCTGCATGAGTATGGAATAAATCTAATTGATTATTTGTTTGCATATTTATTGTTAGCAAGCCCGTTGGTAAGTCTCCTGTGCCTTGTAGACCCATTCAGCCTTGAATCCCTGCCATCCCCGGGAGACGCATTCGGTTATCGCATCCTCCAGCGTCCAACCTGCGTTGTCCGCTTCGTTCTGGATGGCATTGAGTGCCGTTTGGGTGAGTGGTGCTTTCTTGGCTTTACGAAGTTTGATAAAATCGTTCCAGACTTGCTCTTGAACAGAATCTGGTCTATTTATATTATTAGTAGTAGAAGAAGAAGATGAAGACTGTAGTGTTGCCTTTTGGTTGATACCATTTGGCAAGCAATCCTCAACCACCCTTGCAAGTGTGGTTGAACCACCCTTGAGTATTTTACGCATTTCGGCAGACTTCTTTCCACCTTCAGCACTTTTCCGCGCCCATTCATTCTGTTTGATGATTTCCTGCTCCAACCTCTCATGCACCATGCATGAAGTGTCGTTGGGGTGTGGTTTGAACATGGTTGCAACTGTGGTTGCAAGGGTGGTTGAAGCACCCTTGCCAATCAATCGTGCTATTTGATCTGGATTCGATGGAATGCTTCCGTGCTGCCAACAATAGCAAAGCAAGCGAATGTAAGCACCCTCTTCCTCAAGACTCATCAACGCTACACGTTGAGATCCCAAGTAATCAGCGGGGTAAAACTGAAATGCTGGACGTTTAATTTTCATAGTTTAAAAAAAGACCCACCTCAAGTGATACTCCCGCAAGGAATCTTGTAGGCATGAGGTAGGTCAAATTAGTTGGTTTTTAACGATGGTATCAAACATCGCGCTTCGTCTGAAGCTAACTCAAAATATCTAGCTTTTGGATTTCGTCAAATTGTTTTTTACTGACCAATCCCAAACATTCAAAAGTTCCTGCGCCTTGGGGTCAACATGGTCTTGGTTTAACCCATGCGCCTTTAGTTCAATCCATGTACCATCTGGCAACTCACCAATGCATTTAACCTCATATCCAACTCCTGCATGGGTTCTATATTTTCGGTGGTCGAAAACGTAAACCTCAACTTGTTTCTTTTTCCCCAAGTTGCAACGGCACTCCTCATGCCCTGCAAAGGTCTTGTAAAATGCAACGTCAGAATTGCGAAGGAAGTCTTTAAATTCCACCCACCCGTTGGAGGTTAGTTTGTCAAAATTGAGTTCTTTCATAGTTTTACCTTCTTGGGTTTGTCCTCAACCAACTTAACAATCTCCTCACCAACATCAGGCAGGATTTGAGTGAGATCGTATCCCGCTGACTCGCAGTACTTCTGCAATTTTGTAGCAGTGATGCTACCTCCGAATAGCTTAATGCTGTCGGATAATGACATTTCGGTGCAGTTTCCGATATGTTCTATGACCTCCGCAGGGTATGTCTCACGTCCCTTTTGGCGTTGCAGTTTCCAACCATAGACTTTCTCACCTGCCTGTAACTTTTCTTTCAGCAAATCCTTTGCCCAATCGACGAGGTAATTGTTGAAAATACTGCTCTGTTTTACAAACGTGGAGAGTCGCTCAATATCACCCGCGAGATGCTCCTGCATTTGCGCTAGGTTGGTCTGTAGGTCGCTTTGAACAACCGCTAGGGTGGTGGCAACTGGAACTGCAATCTGACCGCACGTTGATGCCTTTTTGCACCACTTGCAATAATCGCAAGCGGTTGGGGTTTTGTCTGGGTCGTTGTATGCTGCAATCACTCCCTCAACAACTGCCTTTGCCTCGTCAATTGTCCAAGAGTGAGTAACCACCCGTTCTTGGTCGCAGAATAGCAAGTGGCAAGTCCATTCGCGGATGGCGTATTCGCCTGTCTCGAAATCGTAGCTTGCTGCCATGTTCCCGTAGGCATAGGCACACTGCTGCTCAAGATACGAACGTAGGATTCCTGATTTTAGGTCTAGGCTAGTGTGGAGTGCAGGGATACGGCAATCCTCAGTTCCAACGTGATCGATCCCCGGCGTTTTGACCTTCAAGCTATCTTCGTCTGTTACCACCTCATGGTCACCAGCGATTGTCTTGGTCATCTCGACTGCCCACATGACCGCATCACCATCCTTGGGATTCAGATCAAGAAAAGGCTTATTATTCCCCATGAACATCTCACGGAATGCCTCGTCCATGTGAGTCCCGCGAGATGCAGCAGGGGAGCTACCCCCCGCTGACTCGAAACAGGCACACTCAGCTAACTTGGGAAGTAATGAATGACGGATCATTTCGATGCCTCCCATTTGGATACTGCTGCCAAGAACTTCTCTGGTGACACGATGAGGTTGTCACGATATTTACCAGCGGGAAGATCATTCCACAACTGACCAACTTTGATCTCACCTTTGCTGATCAGATATGCTGTAGCCGATTCAGCTTTGGTTGCGATTACTGCCTCTACTTTTGTGAACCAGTTGGGATCCTCTTTGGGTGTTACTGGTGCTAGTACTTTTGTGACTGTTGTCCTAGCTTGCGGAACGCTTGGTCGAGATGCCGCATTGCCATCGTCATCCTCTGGAGCGATTCCACAAGCTGCCATGAGCGAGTAACGTCTTGCATAGGTCAATGCAGACCCGTAGCCTTGTGCGTCTTGCTTGGTAGCAGGAACGTGCAGTTTACCCGCTGAGAGTGAGAGTGATTCGCCACTCTCATGCAGGAAAAGGGTTTCTACGCACACCCCAGACTCGCTATCGTGTGTCTGCTGGATCAATGCGATTCCGTTATCGTTAAGCCCCGTGATGACTGCTTCGACGCAAGCCGAAAGATCGGCATACCTTGAGCGGAAGTGAGGGTTAGTTGATGTTTTGAGTGCTGGGCCGAATGCCTTCTGTGCTTTGACTAGTGCTGATGCTATGTTTTTCATTTGTTTATTTACTGGTTTGTTTGTTGTTTACTGACGAGTGAAATCTTCCCATTGTTCGCAAGTGCGCTCATGTTTCTTGCGCTTGTCGCAATACTGTTTGAAGCGATACAGGATGTTTTCCTGTCCAAGTCTGTAGCAAGCGAAGCAGGACGCAAAGGACAAGATGAAGTATGAAACTGCGAATGATGTTGTCATTGGTTTTTTGTAAGGATGAATGTTACTCCAAGGATAGCGATTGCTGGAGCGATTGCCTTGAACGCATCCAGCATATGCTGGAGCGTCACAAGGATTGGCACTTGGGTGAATGTTTCGATGAAGCTCATTTTCGTGATGCGAGGTGGGCTTGAATCCTAGCGCACAGATCAGCGGTTTCTAGGTATGATGCCTGTGCGTAGCTTGCCGTGTTGTATTTCGCGCAAGTCTCCTGCACC